ATCAAGGCACTCGTTCCTTTTGTGGGCGAGATTGTTATGAACACCGGTGAGACAAGAGAGGTTTCTGACGAGATCGCAAAAGACCTCATCGGTGCGGGCTATGCCGAAAAGGTCGGAGGCAAAGAGCCGAAAGCCGAGGCAAAGCCGAAAGTAAAGAAGTAGGCGGATAGAGTTGGTTGCTCTTACGCATACGCGGTGCTATGGGCGGATGGGTCGTAGACCTGCCGCCCACTCTTGCCGCGATTCAGAAAGGATAGAGATATGAGCATTTCAGACATTACCGTGACAGATGTCGCAAATTATCTGCGAATCGACGAGCCGAGCGAGGTCGAGTTGTCGGAGATCAATATGTTTATGGATTCTGCAAAAGCGTCCATCATTGCGATGACCGGACTAACGCAGGAAGAAATCGACGGCCTTAATGATATGGTGCATCCTTTCCTTTTGCTGATTAGCGACCAGTACGACAACAGAAACGGCCACATTGATTCAAAACAGACAACAATGAATCAATCCATAATGGAGACAATCAGACGGCACTCCGTCAATTATCTGTGAGGTTACTATGAGGACGATGAACATCGGCAGGCTCAACAAAAGAGTCACGATCAAGCGCGAGGATGACACAGTGAACGCGCTCAATCAGAAGAGTAAAGGTCTTGTTGACGTTGCTACTGTATGGGCGAGCGTGGCACCGGTTAGAGGTGCAGAGCGTTATGAACTCCAAAAGCTTCATGAGGAGATCACTTACAGGATTTATATGCGTTACCGCTCCGGTATAACCGCGGATATGTTTATTGAGTGCGAGGGTCGGCTTTTTGATATCCAGTCTGTCATCGACGTTGATTTTGAGCACAAGATGCTTGAGATTGACGCGGTCGAGAAGATAAAAAAGACAGGGTGATTACATGAAAGAGTGGGAAACAGAGGTTACGGTAGTTGGGATCGATGACCTTGAGGAGTCGATGCAGAAACTTGTTAAGAAATACCCGGACAAGGCCGGGGAATGCTTGCGAGAAGAAGCGCTGCGTACTCGGAAGGAAATCGTGAAGAACGCGAAAAGCCTTACAAACACTCAAACAAAAAACAGAATGTCACTCGGTCGCATCGGGTCCTATAAGGTCTCGCAGGTTCAAGGCTTGGGAATCAATCAGTACGTCACGATATCGGCACGCTCTCCGCACTATCACCTGGTAGAGCGAGGACATGAGAGCGTCGTTCCGTATCACTTCACATGGAAAAACCCGAAGACAGGCGGAAAGATAAAACGCACCTGGAGCAAAGGCGGACAGCTACGCGGCAGGGTCTCAGGTCGGTTTTTCCTCAAGAAAGCGAAGGATGATGAGCAAGACCGGTTCCCGGAGTTTGTTTCCAAAATGGTTGACGAGTTGATAAAAGAGGCGGGTTTTTGACATGACATATACAGAATTAAAGGCGGGGCTGAATGCTCATTTACAGACTGTTTATCCGATGGTCTCGGATGATCCGAAAGTTTCGACCTATGCGTATTATGGCTTGGAGATCGTGGAGGGGTATCAAACACCCTGCTTTTTCACGCGCCTGGAAACGGGCGAGAGCAGACCCGCGAACAAAAGCACGCTCTATCACAGATTGACATACACAATCATGTATTTTCCCACGAACATCGATGAAATAGACCTCATGGAAAAGGTCGATTCTATTCGGTCTCTTTTCGAGTTGGGTGTCACAGTTGACAATGGAACGGAGAAGCGGACCGTCGACTGCATCGGGTTTGACTGGGGTTTTGGTGGCACGGACAGAGATATCCTAGAGATTAGCGTCGACCTTGAGTATCTCACCGACATTAGACCACCGGAAACAGCAGACATAATGAATGACGCTACAATCAAACTATCATATGAGGAGGTATAACAAAATGAGCGGAATGCCTAGTATTACTGTCCGGTTCATTGAAAAAGCGGCAACCGCTATCTCGCGCGGACAGCGTGGAGTCGTAGGACTCATTCTGCGCGGTGCGGTACCGTCAACGAACCCGGCCGTCATCGTGACGGAGTCGGATATCGTTGGAACATGGTCGGCGGCAAACAAGCAGTATTGCAAGGATGCTCTTATCGGGTACGCGGAGAAGCCGAGAAAGGTGCTTGCATATTTCATTGCAACCGACGCAACGGACTACTCCGACGCGCTGACGTATTTCTCGAAGAATTACGTCGACTATCTTGCGGTTCCGACGGTAGCAACGGATGAATTGGAGAGTTCTATCGTCACATGGGTAAAGAATGAATGGGATAATTTCAATTACATCTCCGTCGTTCTTCCGGACACAACCGCAGATTTCGAGGGTGCAATCAATTTCACAACCGACGACATCGTCGTTGGTTCGAACACCTACACAAGCGAGCAGTACACACCGAGAATCGCGGGCCTGCTTGCAGGAACACCGATGAATATGTCTTCTACTTACGCTCCGCTTGCGGAGGTTGACGACTGCGAGAAGCTGACGAAAGAGCAGAGAGACGCGGCTGTCAATGCGGGCAAGTTTATCTTGTACCACGATGGAGAAAAGGTCAAGGTTGGGCGCGGCGTTACATCGTTCACAACCACATCATCGACAAAGGGTGAGTCTTTCAAGAAAATCAAACTTGTCGACACGATGCGGATGATCTCGACCGATATCCGTCGGACTATCGAGGACTCTTACATCGGGAAATACCCGAACACCTACGACAACAAGATGCTTCTGATCTGCGCGATTAGAGCATACCTGGATGAGTTGGTTCGGGAAGAGATCGTTGGCGCAGGCTACACGATCGACATCGATGTTGAAGCAAACGCAACCTATCTCACATCGAAGGGCATCGACGTTACGAAGATGACCGAAGACGAGATCCGCAAAGCGAACACTGGAGACCACGTTTACCTCGTGGGCCGCATGAGCCTTATCGACACGATGGAAGATGTGGATATCCCGATTTATATCTGATAAGGAGGTGTAAAAGATGGGAAAGGTTATCAGACCGGAGAGAGTGTTCAACGGCTCATGGTCATCACTTTGGATCGACGATGAGGAGATGGCGGAGGCAACCGCAGTTGAGGCGAAACTCTCACTTGAGAAAACAGAAGTAAATCAGACCGGCACGTTGGCGAAGGGTTACAAGATCACCGGTACCGACGGCAAGGGGTCTATCAAGATGAACAAGATCTCCTCGTTCTTCATTTCGAAGATCGCAGGAAACATCCAGGCGGGCAAGACAACCGTTTGTCAGATCCGCTCGAAGATCGCTGACCCCGACGCGGTAGGTGCCGAGGATATCCTTCTGACCGGAGTTACATTCGATGAGGTTGAACTCATTAACTGGGAAGCGAAAAAACTGCTTGAGGAGAATATCCCGTTCTCGTTCACCGGCTTCGAGGTTCTTGAGAGTGTCGACCACTCAACCGCGATTTCATAAAACAAACACAACCCCTGCCCTTTCCGGGCGGGGGATATTTTGGGTATATAGCAACCAACGAAAGGAGTCAAAAATGTCATTAGTAGATGAATTGATGAAAGCAGACGCAAGAAAAGCAGACGAGAGAGAAACGGGTGTTTTCAAATCTCACCAGTTAGCGAAGATTCTCGGAAAGAATGAACCGGTAGACGTTCAGATTCAAGAGATTTCACAGAGACGCAAAAACGAGCTCGTCTCTATGGCATACGATGGTGATGAGGTCAACATCGCGAAAGCGTTTGACGCGAACCTCAAGGTGGTCGTGGCCGGTGTCGTAGATCCGCCATTAAAAGACAAGGATCTACAGGAAAAATTCGGTTGCAAGATGGCAATCGACCTTGCAGAGAAGCTGTTCAAGGATGAAATCAACGCTCTTTCAACAGCAATCGCAAATCTTGGCACGGTCGGTGATGAGGTACTGGACGAGGCTGAAATAAAAAACTGATAAAGACGGACGCGCGGGTACAACAAATGTATTGGTGTTTCCGTGAACATAACATAACCCCATCACAGTATTGGAATATGGGTGATGGGGAAAAACGGATAATAAGGGTATTCATGATCCAGGAGATCGAAGACAGAAAGCGGGAATGATATGGCGAACACGAAAATCATTGATGTCATCCTACAATTAAAAGACAAAATGACCGCTCCGATGAACGCGGCAACGCAGAACCTCAAGGCAAATGCGAACCAGTACACAAAAATCGGACGCGATATGCAACGGACCGGTCGGAATATAGCAAGGGCCGGTTCCTCGCTCACAAAGATGATCACGGCCCCTGCAGTGGCTCTTGGTGCGGTGGCCTACAAGGAATACGGAGAGTATGATAAACAGATGCGTCTCGTTCAACAGACGATGGGTGCGACTGCAGATGAATCGAAGATGCTCTCCGAGACCATCAAGGAGTCTGCTTCTAATTCGGTCTATGGTATGCAGGACGCGGCGGACGCGGCTCTTAATTATGCAAGAGCCGGTTATGATGCAAAGCAGGCCGCCGATATGATCTCTCCTGCTTTTAATCTCGCGGCAGGCACGGCAACGGACCTTGCAACGGTCACTGCCGGTCTCGGTGCAACCATGAAAGCATTCGGGGCAGATTCAGAAGAAGCGGCAACCTATACGGACGTATTCGCGAAAGCACAAGCGCAAGCACAGACAACAGTCGAGGACCTGTTCGATGCGTCGGCAAAAGCCAGTGCACTTTTTGAGACAGCAGGGTGGAGCATTCAAGACCTGGCAACCGCGACGGGTGTTTTAGGTGATGCGTACATCTCCGGTGCAGAAGCAGGAAACGCTCTCAAGAGTGGTATCGCTAATCTGTCTTCACCTAACAAAACAGCGGCTATATGGATGAATAGACTCGGCATCGAAGTCACGAAAGCCGACGGAACATTTAAGTCGTTCGAAAAAACACATAAAATGCTACACAAGGCATTCAAGGGCCTGACACAAGAGGAACAGACGCAGGCGGCAACGGCTATTTTCGGCAAGTTCCAAATGGGGAAATGGCTTGCACTTATCAAACGCTCTCCTAAAGATATCAATAGCATGGAATCCGCTCTTGGCAGTGCATCGAACACAGCGAAAGGTATGTCCGATGCTCTCATGGAAGGGCCTGGAGGAGCCATTGAAAAGCTAAAATCAAACTGGGATATATTCAAGAAGACACTAGGCGAGACAATCGCACCGGTCATCACCCCGCTGATTGAGAAGGTCACGGAGATGATGCAGGCATTCTCACAGATGAGCGACGAGCAGAAGCAATCTATCGTCAAGATGGTTGCGTATGCGGCAGCCATTGGGCCTGTTTTGATCGTTATCGGCAAACTGATTATCGGGGCCGGTAAACTGTTCACGACGCTCGGAAAACTAGGAAAAGCCATCAAGGGCGGCACCGGTCTTTTCAATCTGTTCGCGAACGTATCAAAAGGGCCGTTTTTAGGTGCTCTTGGTGCGATAGGAATCGCGATCGGTGTTGTCATTCGGAACTGGGACAAGATTTCGGAAAAGGTCGGGAGTTTCTATCAGAAAGTGAAACCCTCGCTTGATAAGATTATGAAACTATTCAACAAGGTTTTCGGTTGGATCGCGGACATCATCGACGCAATAGCAATGCCTGCTCTTGATTTAGTTCTCGGGGCAATCCAGGGCATCATCGACTGTCTCGGTGGGGTTGTGGATTTCATGACCGGAGTATTCTCAGGGGATTGGTCGAAAGCCTGGGAGGGTTTGAAAAATATCGCAATGGGTCCGATTAAGGCAATCGACGAGGCTCTTGATGGGATATTCTCGAAACACGCGTCAAACCTGCTCGATATGTTCGGCATCGGTTTGAGTGATAGGAGTGTCGAGAAGAATCAGAAAATCAGATCCTATTTCTACAACAACGACCTTTTGAACAAAGGTTTTGAGTTAAAGTCAAACGGGCAAGGAAAGGTCTATATCGCAGACAAGCGCGGCGAAGATATACCACTCCCGAGCAACATCGAGAACGACCTGCAACACCTGGCAAGTGGTACGAAGAATTGGAAGGGTGGACTTGTACAGATCTCCGAGCGTGGCGGGGAAATCGTCGACCTGCCGAGCGGGTCGAGGGTATATCCGCATGATGATAGTGTCCGCAGGGCGTACAACGATGGGGTCAGGTCTTCCCATGTGATCAACATACCAAAACTTGCTGACCAAATTATCGTCAGAGAAGACGCGGACATCGACATGATAGCGGCAAAACTCGCGCACAAACTCGAAAAGGTATCACAGAACGTCGGGGCAAACAAGATCGGGTATCAGTTCCAGGGTTAAGGAGATATCAATGGAAAACACAAAAATTGAACTGCAGATAGGTGAAGCGTCGTTTGTCTTTCCGGTCACACCGGAGTCATTCGACATTCAGAGCGGATATGATCACCAAACGGTCAACATTCACGGACTCGGAGAGGTCTTATTGAGGGGAAAGAGAAACCTCAAATCTATCTCGTGGAGCTCCTTTCTGCCCCGCGAACGATATGAGTGGTGTCAAGTATCAGAGGCGGATTTCAAGGCCCCACCGATTTTCATAGCGGCATTACATCTTGCCGAGGATGACGAGATGGATATCCGCGTGAACATCACAAATCTGATATCTATGCCGGTCGTGATATCGGCCCTCAATTTCGGACAGGATGACGGGGTCGGAGATGTCAACTATTCTATCACGCTCACGGAGAATCGAGACGTTGATACACCATCGGCTGAAAAGCAGACAGCGAGCAGGCCCGTGAAGAAGGTCACTTCCCATCTCTATAAATGGAAGAAGGGCGACACTTGGAAGAAGGTAGCGAAGAAAGAGATGGGTGATACCGAAAAATGGAAATCACTCAAGCAGACAAACAAGAAGCGCATCGATGACGCGGTGAAGAAGTACAAGAAGGAACACCCGAACGAAAAGACCATCAAAGACGAAACGGCACTTATTGGGGAGAAGGTGCTGATTAAGTAGGAGGCAGGCATGGAGTTTGTAAAACCCTCACTAAAATGGAAGAAAAAACTCATTCCTTTTGTGTCTCTTACCTGGAGCGGTACAGATACGCAAGCATCAAGAGTCATCGAGTTTGACCTTGCCTGGAATCCGTATGATAAGGACTTTCCAAAATGGAAAATCAAAAAGGGTGATGTTGTCGAGTTATGGTTCGACGGGTCAGACCATGCGTGGTTCGTAGGGACAATCACAGCAAGGGAAAAGACCGACGATATCGGCACGGCCCATTATGTAGCAAGGGATTTCATGTATCACCTGCTCAATTCAACAGGTACCTACATTTTCAAGAACACCACACCGGAAAAAATCGTTGAAAAGGTCTGTTCCGATGTGGAAGTTAAGACTGTCGATTTATTCAAGACAGGCATCAACATCAAGAAGATGATTTTTGAGTCGGCCTGCTTATACGACATCATCGTCAAGGCATACAGAAAAGTGAAAGCAGAGACCGGCAAGAATTATCTGCCGGTTATGTTGGAGAATAAAGTCACAGTCTTGGAAAAGGGCAATCCATCCGGGTGCGCTCTCACGCAGGGAGTCAATATCACATCTGCGACTTATTCGGATAATACGGATAACATGGTTGACCTGGTTAAGATTTACAACGACAAGCACAAGAAGGTCGGAGAAGTCAAGGACAATGACAACCTCTCAAAATATGGCGTGTTCATGCAGTCAATCCAAAAAGAGGACGGCGTGAACGCGAAGAAAGCCGCGAAAGCAATGTTATACGGTACGACAAGAGAGGCATCCGTCGAGGCTCTCGGAGATATCCGGGCCATGAGCGGCTTCACGATAAAGATTGACGATCCCGCAACCGGTCTTTCGGGAAAGTTTTATATCACATCGGATTCTCATACCTTCTCAAACAACACGCACACGATGAGCCTTGACCTCACTTGGAAGGACTCAATGGAGGAGGGTGCGGACACATGGAAGAAAGAGAAAACGACAGAGACCACGACAGGCGGTGGATATGGTGGATATAGCGGTGGCGGGTCGGTATCTGTTCCCGCGACACCACAACAGCCACAGACCGTGATATCTTATGCTTACTATGTGGATGGAATGAGGACAGGCCCTTCTACCTGCAACGAAACAAGCTATCACTCGCATGGCGGGTGCGTTTTGTTAAAGAGCGAGAAAGAAAAGAACCACACAACACTCGTTCACAAGCTGACCGTCGCGCAGATAAAGAAGAAGCGAGATTTTCAAGGCAGGGTCTATAAACCATGCGCGGCTTGTTGGTCGGGTGGCAATCCGAACGTGGTCGTGCCTGGATCACTTGCGGCAACCGATCCGAGATACCAGGATCAAAGAACATCGGCGGTGAACACAAAGAATGATTCGGGGTACGCAAAGCAGGGCACTCATTCGGCTATCAATTCAAGAACAGATCCGAGATATATGTATATCAATTCGGACGGAAAGCGATATAGAGCATGAATCCTTATGAAAAACTGATAAAAACAATGAGAGAAGAAGCGAAGAATGGAGTTGACATGGCATCATTCGGACTTGCCGAGATGACCGGAGCGGACTCTCTCACCTATAATGGGATGGAGTTTGAAGCGGACGACTGCCTTTTTGCTGACCATCTCCTCGAAAAGCGGTTGAAAAACCTTGATTTCGAGATTGGAGATGATGAGCCGAGCGAACACGAAGACCATCACATACACCCGTGGACAGATAAGTCGGAATACATAACAGAATTACAGAGCGGTGACACGGTGTTTGGCATTTTGATCGACACAGACGAAGATCAGAAATTTCTTGTGTTGTGTAGAGTAGGAGGTTGATATGTTTCCTTTTGATATGGACGAGGCCGACGAACTCGCGCTTGTCGAAGAAAACGTCGAGACGGAACCGGCCCCGGAGTATGAGATTGACTTTGACACCATGACGTTGACCGGTCGGATGATAACTGGGGTTGATGCGGTCAAGCAATGGATAAGACTGTGTTTAGAGGTTCCGAGATACAGATACACTCAATATCCATGGACGTACGGACAGGACTTCGAGGACATGATCGGGAAGACATACACAGAGGGAGACCTCAAACCCATCCTCGAAAGGATGGTAAATGAGGCCCTGTCTCTCAATTCTGAAATAACGGCAATCACTAATTTTGGTGTCGTAAAGAACGGCGATCATGTGACGATGACATTTCGCGTCTCGACGATTTACGGAGATGCAGACATGATACATTCATACATAGGAGGGTAAAATGTACGAGGACAGAACAATGGAGAACATCACGCAAGAGATGCTCGACACGTTCGGGGCGGATGTTCGAACGGATGTCGGGTCTCTCGCTTACAATGCTTGCGTGAAAACGGGGTCAGAACTCGAGGATGTTTACACAGACCTCGAGGTGCAGGAAAGCAATGCCCTGCCGGACACAATGGACTTGATGCACCTCATTCGGTTTGCGGCTGAAAGGGGCACGCAGTACAAGTACGCGACGGCGGCAGTCGTGACCGGAGTTTTTGAGCAGGCAATGTCAATCGGGGATAGGCTCTCTTGCAGTGATTACATTTACGACATCACATCGGCAGTCGAGGGAGAAACAAATACTTATCTCTTGACCTGCGAGACAGTCGGCACTGCTCCGAACACAATCACGGGCGACCTCGAGCCGGTTGACTACATCGAGGGGTACAACGGCGGAGAGATCACAGAGGTTTCTATCCCTGGAACGGATGACGAGGACACAGAGGTTTTCAGAGCGAGAGTGATCGGGTCTTACGAGTCGCTTGCGTTCGGTGGAAACAAGGCAGATTTCAGAGATTACATTGACGGCTTATCCGGTATCGGTGGTTGCAAACCGAAAAGACGAGCATCGGACTCGGAGTGGATAAATATCTATATTATCAATTCAGATTTCGGGGTTGCGTCATCGTCTCTCGTTGAGCAGGTACAAGAACTCGTTGATCCGGTCGAATCTCACGGAGAGGGCGACGGAAAAGCGGGAATCAATCAGAAAGTCAACATTCTCTCCGCAGGCTCGGAGACGATCAATGTATCTGCGACGCTCACACTTGACACGGGATATGATATCGAGACGATATCTCCGCAGGTGCCGGATAAGATCGAGGCTTATCTCTTGGGAATGCGTAAAGAGTGGGAATCGAACGGACAGAATGAGGAGGTTGTGAGGCTTGCGAGGATAGAGGCGGCAATCCTTACAATCGAGGGTGTGCTTGATGTCTCAAATCTGAAAATCAACACACTCGCACAGAATCAAAACATAGCATGGACAGACATACCTGTTCTCGGGACAGTGACAGTCACAACATAAGGAGGCGCGTATGTGGATAACGGCTGACGCAGTGAAAGGCATCCCCGACCTTGACCAGTTCAACGACGCAGTCGACGACCAGGTCGGAGATATAAACACAGAGATCACGCGGCTTGATGAGGACAATTATTTCGACAATACAAGTGAGAGCAGGATCGAGCGGTGGGAAAAAATACTCAAACTGACACCGAGAGCAGACGACACACTGGATGAGAGGCGGTTTGCAGTTCATTCAAGGGTTATTGATAAACTGCCTTACACTTTCCCCGTCGTAGAGAGGGAACTGGGCGCACTCGCACCCGGTTCGGAGTTTACGAGAGAGCGTGACGAGTACGGCATGACCGCAACGGTCAAATTGCCGCTCACGTCCATCTCGAAAATATCCGATGTGAATTCCATGCTTGACAGAAAGCTCCCTCTTGATGTGATATACACAATTATAATCATGTACAACACTTGGGGATCTGTCAAGGCTGATACTTGGGGAACAGTTAAATCCAAAACTTGGAAACAAGTTAAAGAAGATATAGGAGGGTAAAAATGAACTACACATCAAACTACAATTTCAATCTGCCGGAGGATGAAGATTTTGCGGATATTGCTGATCTGACAAATAACTGGGCCGAAACAGATTCCATTTTAGCCGGTAAAAGTGACCTCTCTAACCTTGGAACCGTAGAAACGGCAACAGCTACATATCCGCATACGGTAGGTGAGTATTTTGTAGATGCTAATGGTCAGTTTGTTAAGTGTACGGCTGCTATAGCTGTAGGAGATACGATTGCTGTTGGGACTAATGTATCGATCATAGGTGTTGCACAAGTTTTAAGTGAGTTAAATAGCAATATTGATGTGCTGAATGGTAGTAAAATAGAGTATTTTGCATTATCTAATGCCGCTCCTTCACGGACTTTCTCATATGAGACAATGCTTTTTCTAGTAGTAGCTTGCACGGACGGTAGTTATACAGAAATCTTTGTATTTGGTGTCTCAGGAGTACCATATCCTGTTGAAATAGCTAAATCAGATACCAAGCATACCATAACATATAATAACGATAATACGGTTACTGTAACAAAATCTGATGGAAGATCTTCAAAGGGATTTGTTATACATGATTAACCCACGATGAAACTCAGTAAAACACATATAACGATTCTATAAAACAATCATTTCATTAAGGAGGTTCAAAATGGCAAAATTATTAAAACTTTCAAACGACAAAGAGTTTTATGTTTGTGAGGGTTCAACTGTAAACAATCTCATCAATGTATTTCACACTATAGAAGAAGCTGAAGCATTCAGAGAGAATCTCACAGATGAACTACTCACAGGAGCAACTCTTAATGGTGAGGAAATGACACATCCATTGGATGATATTTCAACTGTAGAAGATCCTCACAGTCATAATATAACTGCTTCTTATTTTCAGAAGATTCCTGATCCCGAATTGGAAGAAGGTGACTAATGAATCAAATAAAAGGCATAAAGCGCAAACAGTCACCAAATCCTATTAACTGACAAATTTTATGGAGGAAAATGATGGACGCAATCGAAACAGTCGCTCTTGACCAGGCGGACATCATCGCGCGACTCGTGAGGATGAATAAGGAGTTATTGGCAGAACTCTCACAACACCGGCTTGTTGATGCGGAAGAACGGGAGTTAGAGGATCTCGTTCGGCGGACTGGGGGTGGGTTATGTGGGAATCAGTAGAAAGGCTCGCAGAGAGCGGGAAAGGTTGGTTTGTCCTCATTATCATCTTTCTGATTATTTTCGCTGTCAGAATGGGGTATATGAAGGTCAAGACCGATAAAGTGCTAATCGGCAGAGACTCCGGTGAACACGAGCGCATGATCATGAAGAAGCAAATCGATTTCGCACACACGGCTTGCATGGCGTTCGAGAAGAGAATCCCACGATTCGACAATTATAACACCTATCTCGGCAAGTATATCGCGGAACTCACGTTTGATGAAATCGTGAACTGGATAACGGTCAATCACATTTCGGATGACAAAGACTATATACAAATCAAGCAAGACATTATATGGGATATCATCACCACAGAGACCATCGATGACCACATGAGGACGGACAAATTCAAAAAGGTCGTTTTTCAGAATGTGGAGACGATAATCAATAAACTCGTACAGATACGAGAAAATGATGGAAAGGAGTGATTTCATGAGCGCAGTAGCAGGTTCACTTACAATTATGATCATGGTCGCAATCGTCCTGGAGGCTCTTGTTGAGTACATCAAGACGATTTTCAAGATGATCGAAGAGGGGAAGTATAAGACAGCTATCACACAGGGCGTGACCATCGCTCTCGGTATCGGCCTTGCTTTTATCTTCCATCTGCATCTGTTTGACGATGTGATGTCTTCATTCTATGAGGGTCTGTACATCAATCCGACGATCGACACGATCCTTACCGGGATATTATTCTCGCGCGGATCAAATTACTTCAGTGACCTCATAAAACGGCTGACAAATATCGATGTATTCAACCCGGATGACGTACAGATTAAAATCGGAGATGGATCGGACATGGATAGCTTTCTGAAAGGAGAATGACATGGGGAAAGTTTACGATTTTTATATCAAGGCAAAGCCTATCTCGTACAGTAGCAGACCGAGACTCAAGAAGAGCGTCGAAGGAATCGTGATCCACAACACCGGCAACGATAACGACACGGCCCGCAATAACTGCTTTTTCTTCGGAGCACAGGGCGGTAACGAGAGAAACGCGGGGGCGCACTTCTTCATCGATCAGAACGGAACCATCGGACGGTCAATCCCGATGAACCGGTCCGCGTGGTCGGTCGGGAATCCGAAGGGATGCTACGCTCCAGGCCCGTATGCAGGACAGCTTGACAATTTCAACACGGTGTCAATCGAACTGTGCGACATCATGAGCAGGGAACCGTCGGAGGCCATGCTCGAAAGTCTCGACAGACTCGTTGCATACATCAAGAAGCACTGCAAGAACGTACATTCTATCGTGAGACACTACGACATCGTTCGCAAGGACTGCCCGCACCGGTATGTCGAGGATGAGAAAGCGTGGCGGAAATTGCAGAGCCGACTCAATCAGATTATTCAGAGTTAGTCATTTTCATTTCCTCCTGTTTCCCCCGCCCGAAAGGGTGGGGGATATTTCTTTTGTCAATTTTGTTGAAAAATGACAATTTTCCATCAAGGGTATAGGCGGGGGTATAGGCGGTACACCCCTAAATACCCCCTATTTTTCCCATATAATCATGGTTTAACAACACGAAAATGAACATAGAAAAACCCTTGCAAGTAGCGTATTTTCGCTATTTTGCAAGGGTTTTAACTTTTCGCGCTCGAGAGGATTCGAACCCCCGACACCTTGGTCCGTAGGCAATCGGTGTTATACGGTTTTTCGAGCGTTTTCGACAGAGGTATGGGCGGGGGTATAGGCGGCCCCTAAAATCTCGGCCGCGCTCTTCATGGTCTCCTCGTCCTGGTGGGTGTAGATGTTCGCCGTCGTTTGTATGTCAGCGTGGCCCATTAGCTTCTGTGCGACTCGAACATCTATTCCCCTTTTCTGAAGGTCTGTGCAGTATGTATGTCTGAAAATGTATGGTGTGAAATCGTCCGCTAGTGGGAACGGCGGCACGAGCTCGTTCCGGTATGTCCTGCACCCCATTTCGAGGTTCATCTCTCTCTTGAGCCTGTTCGTCAGCCTCTTATATGCGGTCTCCGTAAAGGGCAGATTCGCCCCATTTTGGCAGACAAAGTCAAAAGGTGGGGAATGCGTCACCTTATCATATAGAACGGCAGGAAGGGGCACCACACGGTCAGCGGCGGCCGTCTTCGTTCCCCTTATGTGGAGGAACGTGCAGCCGTTCTCGATGGATATGTCTTTTCCCTGGATTCTCCTCGCTTCGCTCGGCCGGCATCCGCAGTAGAGCATGAACTCGAACAGGATGAAACGCGTGTCCTTCTCACAGACAGCAAGAAAGGCTTTTCGCTCCTTTTCTGTGAGTGACCTTCGTTTTCCTGCGACGGCATCCGGTCGGATCAGATGGGCGGCCGGTGATTCGAGTATCAGCTTATTCTCAACAGCCTTTTCGAAGATGAAGCATAACTCTTGATGTAGCTTCGTTATATGGCTCTTACTCGCTCCGGTCTGCGCGTTAAGTATCTCCTGGCACTGAATCGGCTTGACATCTTTCAACCTTATGCCGCCGATGACGGATGTGATGTGCTTGTCTATCCGGCCCCGCATCTGCTTGGCGTACTGCGGTGACACGTTCGGCTTGTAGACGGCCAGGCACCGGTTCACCCACTCGGCCACAGTGGTCTGCTCGGAGATCGTGACTTTTCCCTCTTTCAAATCCTTGAGTTTGAGGGCCTTTTTAGAGATGACTTCCTCAAGTGTGTCTCCGTAGACGTTGTACTTTTTCCCATCATACCGAAAAGATTTCGTATATGCGTATTTTTTCATATAACCGCACTCCTATATTGATTTCAGCATCCCACTGATTAACACGATAGCAAGAATGACCATCACAACGATAAACCATTTTTTCTTGTAGAACGGCTGTTCTTTTCGCCACTGTTCTTCCATCGCCAGGCGTTCCGCTTCTTTCTGCAAGTCTTCCCATTCAGAGTCTGTCAGCACACAAAACTGCAATTTCAGACCGCACTCATCGCTGTCATCGTCGAAGTAATAGCACTCAATCACATCTACATAGAATGGATCATTGAGATACGGCAGAAACTTTTCGACCTCTTCCGCAGGAACGACACCGATATCAAGGCCGGTCTTCGGTTCGATGACCATGAGGGCCGGTTCTCCTTTGTACTCGAACCGCTCCAGGTCGAGTTTGTCTCCAGGGATGATCCTACCGATCAGATCCTGCCTTTTCTTTCTCGGGTCCTTCCTTGATTCATAGCGTATTCCATGTAAATGAAACATCTTATGATATTTCATAGGTAATCCCTCCAGTCAACAAAAATGATGTTTCTCACGCGGTTTCTGACCCGCCCTTTTTGATATACTTTTGAGATTCAAGCAATCCATCAACATACGCAGACAAACGAGCGACATCCATTTCGTCAAGCAGATCAATCTTTTTCGCGAGGTCTGTCTCGATGAAGACCGACTCTTCTTCCTTATCATATCCGAGAAGATAATCGGGTGACACACCGAGAGCGTCAGCGAGTTTTGCAATCTTGTCTCGTCGCATATTAGCAATAATGCCCTGTTCCCACTTTCTGACGGTACTCTTTCCTACTCCGACGCGGTCCCCGAGCTCCTCAAGGGTCAATCCTTTTTTCTTTCGGAGCATTTCGATTCTTTTCCCTGTCTCCATGCGATCACCTCCCCACATAAATATAACACAAATTATCGACAAAAGCAACCGAAAAAGACACATTTTAGAAAAAAAGTGGCTTTTTTGTTATTTTGTGGTTGACAGACACAAGATTATGTGGTAAGGTATAAGTGTCGTTAAAGACACTCGACAGAAAGGAGGTACCGATGAATAAAAAGATGCTATATGCGAAGATGCTAGAGAAGGATATCACTCGCGAGCAGCTATGCGAGGACATTAAGATGAACAAGGCCACGTTTTCACGCAAGTGCAACGGCCATTCAGAATTCACTCTTGGCGAGATCAATAAGATATGTAGCCTCCTGGGTGTTTCGCCGATGGGTATTTTTTTTGAGGAAAAAGTGTCGTAAAGGACACATCGAGGAGGACCGCCCATGTCAAAACAAGAATGGCTGAAAGAAATCATCACCGGCCTGGAGCGGCAAACAGGAACGCCTGGCATTCGGTTCGGTACACAGACGGAGCTCATGCGTGTGCTCGGATATCATGACTTGAAGTATTTCAAGGCCGAGTATCTGCAGGGAATCGAACCGGTCACCGGTAAAAAGTATTCTGTCCGCGATTTCGTGGACGTAAACTTCGGGAGGAAATTACTATGATCAAGAACCTATTAACAGACACGACACCCCTTGAGATATTGAAAGAGTTTGCAACCTGCGCTCTCGCGTTCGGTCTCGTCGGTGTCCTGGTCTTTCTATCAACACTTATCTGAAAGGAGAAGCCTATGAACTCATTTTTCAAATTAGAACCCACAATCGAGGTAAAAGTGCACAACGAAGAGTATGATTTTCACTATCTTTTCAAAGCAACGGTCACCGGGTACGACGCGGTCAAGGAGATTGATGCGTTTGTCAAGAAGTACATACCAGGACACTACTTGACAACAAGAGAAATCTTAGAGAAGAAAACGGAGGTTTGCGCGGATGACGAAGCGAGAGGTTGACATGATGCTTGACGAGGCCATTGACATCCTGCTTGAAGCACCGGACGAAACGAGGGAGCGACACCCGGATTGCAGATGGTCGGACTGTGACAGGCTCGTCAGAAACGATGCGACAACGATGCTATGGGATATCAAGGCTTGTCTGCGCGGTGAGTTAGTCATCCCGGAGTATTTCGAGAGGTACAACGCGGCAAGACTTGACAAGATAAACGCGGCGAAGAGGTAAGGCTCGACTTGAAAACATCACACCGAAGGTCGATGCAGGGTGGTTCAATTCCGCCCCGTCGCTTGGGAGCGCACCCACAAAAAATGAGAAGGAGGACATCACATGACTTTCGAAGACTTGGCAAAGGTAAACGCAGACATCAAGACAACCAACATCAAGGGCAAAGAGTATGCGGAGGTTCCGGAGCGCGTGACGGCATTTCGGAAGGTCTGCCCGAACGGGGCAATCGAGACGGAGTACACGCTTGCGGGGAATGTCTGTATCTGCAAGGCGACAATTCGAGACGATGAGCGGAGAATCCTCGCGACTGGGATCGCATACGAAAAAGAGGGATCAAACTACATCAACAAGACAAGCTACATCGAGAACGCGGAGACATCTGCAGTCGGACGAGCACTCGGCTTCGCAGGGTTCGGAATCGCGGCAAGTATAGCGAGCGCGGACGAGGTTAGACACGCAATCGAACTGCAGGACGCGGACAAGAAGAAAAAACAGAAAATCACGGACATTGAAGCAAAAAGCCTGCATGACCGGTGCGGGGGCAATGGGGACCTCGAAGCGTTCCTGCTCGGTCAAATCCGGTTCAAGGCCTGGTCCGAACTGACTTATGAAGCATACGAGTGGATCAACGCGAACTGGCAAGCGCAGGTCGAGAAGTACAAGGCGCACTGATATGGAGTTTATCGGGAAAATATCGGGAGTCAGCAGGGATGTCATGAGCGGTTCGTATGTGATCTCGTTCACGACATCTGACCTGCCCGAACTGCCAGGTAATGACGCTCTCCTTCGGGTGAATGCGAAGCAGTACAGACAGAAGCGGTCACTTGATGCAAACGCTTATGCGTGGGTGCTCATGTCGAAGATCGCGGATGCAACCCATCAAACGAAAGAACAAGTGTATGTCAGAGAATTAAAAGATTACGGTCAACACGCCTTTCTCTTTCGGGTCGAGCATGGCACGAAGGTCAGCCTTGATGGAGTTTATGCGACTTTCCTAGAGTACGACGGCCGATTTGACATTTACGAAGCATTCAGAGGGTCATCGACCTACGACACGAAGGAAATGAGCGATTTCATCGACGGAATCATCCAGGATGCGAAGGAACTCGGGATTGACACGGCCCCTGTCGTGGAACTGGACGAGATCAAGAAAAGGTGGCGGATATGATCAACAGCGAAAAACGGTGCTATATGTGTGGAACCTATCAGAATCTTGATATCCATCACTGTATTCACGGCACCGGCCGACGCAGGCTTGCCGACGATGACGGCCTTACGGTCTATCTGTGCAGGGCGGACCATGACAAGGTACACCACGACAGAACACTTGACCTCGCATTCATACAGATGGCGGAGCGGCACTATATCGGGCATATCGGTACAGAGGATGATTTTCGGAAAAGATACGGAAAATCATGGTTATGAAAGGAGACGATTATGAAACTTTACGACATCAACAAGGAAATGATGGAGATTTACAACACCATCGACCTCGATTTCGAGACCGGTGAAGTTGGGGAGAATTACGATGAGGACCTTTATCAGAGGTTCATGGAACTGGCGATGGAGCGCGAAGAGCGGCTCCAGTGGATCGCGAAGTTGTACTTGAACACGAAAGCGGAGATCCCTGGCATCAAGGAAGAGATTGACAGACTCGCGAAGAAGAAAGCGGCTGCAGAGAGAAAATGTGAGTCACTCTTGAAGATTCTCGACCGCGAGTGTGCGGGTCAAAAGACAGATCTCGGAGTCGCGACCGTATCATACCGGAACACAACAAAAGTCGACTTCACCGAAGAGGGCCTGTGCTTGGCATGGCTGAAGGACAACGGTTACACCGACGCATACAAGATAGAGCAGAAAATCAACAAGAACGAACTCAAGAAGATTTTCAAGACGGTTGACGAGATACCCGGAGCGGTACAGATAGCGAGCAAATCCTGTAGCTTGAGATAGGAGGCATCTATGAGCAAAAAAACGACACAGTGCGACAGGCTTTTGTCGTACCTGGAAACACATCCGGGCATCACCCCGATGGGTGCGTGGAATGAACTGGGAATCTATCGGCTCGGTGCGAGAGTGTGGGATCTGAAACACAAGCGCGGGTACAACATCACAAAAAGGCTTGTGACGGTTCAAAACAGATTCGGAGAAGATTGCAAAGTGGCACAGTACAGATTGGAGGCATAAGATGAACAAAGTTATTCTGATGGGAAATCTGACGCGTGATCCTGAAATCAGGTACGCGCAAAACACAAACATGGCAATCGCAAGGTTTTCCCTTGCGGTCAACAGACGGTATGCGAAAGAGGGTGAAACGGACACAGACTTTTTCAACCTGACGGCTTTCGGAAAGCAAGCGGAGTTTGTTGAAAAGTATTTCAGCAAAGGATCTCGGATGCTTGTCACCGGACGCGTCCAGAATGATAACTACACCAACAAGAACGGCGAGAAGGTGTATTCGGTGCAGATCATCACGGAAGAGATCGAGTTTTGTGAGCGTAAAGGCAGCGGGGCAAAGTCAGACGTTCAACCGACACCGCCGCCGGCGGGTGATGATGACTTTGTCGATGTTGATCCGAACGCAGCCGGTGACATTCCGTTCTTTATGCAGAATTGAGGGAAACGATGAAAACGATGTATTTTCAATTTGACATACCCGGCACACCACGGGGCAAGCAACGGCCCCGCGTGGTGCGTCAGAATGGGCGGACAATCTCTTTCACGCCGGATCAGACGGTTCAATATGAGAATCTTGTCAGATGGTGCTATAAGACGGCGGAAGGCAAACGCTTTCCGGATGATGCGGCCCTGAAAGTGATCATCAATGCCTTTTATGAGATACCAAAGTCAGTCAGCAAGAAAAAGCGTCAGCAGATGATCAACGGCGAAATCCGGCCGACGAAAAAGCCGGATGCTGACAATGTGGCGAAGATCGTTTGCGACTCACTCAATGGTATCGCATATCGGGATGATGCTCAAATCGTGACTTGCATCATCAAGAAATGGTATTCAGAGGAGCCGAGTGTGTCGGTTGAGATCGAGGAGGTTGAGGTTTTTAAGAAGGAGGAATAGATGGACAACGAGGAAAAGAGTGCTCACACACTGGCACTTGCGGCGAAAATGAGTATTCAGTATTACAGAAAGCCGCTAATCATCACATACTCCGGAGGAAAAGATTCCGATGTGATGCTACACCTTGCGGAAACATATCTGAAACCGAACGAGTTTGAGGTTTTGAACTCACACACGACGGTCGATGCTCCACAGACGGTATATCACATCCGAGATGTTTTCAAACGCCTAAACGACAAAGGAATCAAGACAACGATCCAGATGCCTACATACAAGGGCGAGCCGACAACGATGTGGAAACTCATCGAAGAAAAACTTGTCCCGCCGACAAGACTTGCGAGATATTGTTGTCAGGTCTTAAAAGAATCATCGACACCGAACCGCCTTGTCGCGGTTGGAGTGCGAAGATTCGAGTCCGTCGGACGGGGGGGGGCGTGAGGCCTTTGCGACACGCGGAAAGAAGAAAGCCGATGCAAAGTTTTTCTCATACGAGCACGCCGAGGAGGTATTTCAGGAGGCTCAACACAGAGATGAGGTTTGGGACTGTACGCTAATAACGACGGCGAAACAGAACAAAGATCTGATATGCAATCCGATTTATGACTGGACTGATTCAGAGATATGGCTCTACATACACGAACACAAGATAAAGGTTTGCGACTTGTATGCAATGGGATATCACAGAGTAGGATGTATCGGGTGCCCGCTTGCCGGCCCGAAGAAACAGATGAAAGAGTTTAATGACTTCCCGAAATTCAAAAACGCATACATAAGAGCGTTCGATCGGATGATAAAGCATAGAATAGACCTCGGACTTCCGACAACGAAATGGCAATCAGGCGAAGATGTCTATCGATGGTGGATTGAAGAGGACAAAGGAATCATCGAAGGGCAGATGAAACTTGAAATGTAAAAAAGAGAGGTTATGAGTATGGCAAAAGACAGTTTTATTCTATACACCGAGATCAACGATGTGGTCAAGGAACTGGACGACGAGCAGAAAGGCATACTCTTTCAGACAATCCTCGACTATGAGATCACCGGAGAGATACCGGACGACCTCGACAAGATGATCCGGTTGGTGTTCCTGCCGATTAAAAGGAGCCTTGACCGAAACAACGAGAAGTACGAGGAAACCGCGAAAAAACGTAGCGAGGCGGGCAAGAAAGGCATGGCATCACGTTATAACAAATCTAACAATGTTATAACAAATCTAACAAATGATAACAATGTTAGCGACGCGGTAACAAATCTAACTGATAATGTACATGAACATGAACATGATAATGATCATGATAGTGAGAGTGAGATAAAAGAAAACGCACCCGCGCCCGCAGAGGTCAAATCGTTCGGTCGCAATAAAAACATCCCTCTCACTGCGGAGGAGTTTGCAGAACTCGAAAAAGAGATCGGGTCCGCGTTTTATGAGGTACTCGACAAACTCTCCGACCACATGGCATCCAGTGGCAAGACATACAATTCTTATCCTGCGACTATCCGCAAGTGGTACCGGCAGGACGCGGAAAAAGAAAAGGTCAGAGGGAAACCCTCGAACAGATTCAACAATTTCAATCAACGAGGATATTCTGACGCAGACTATCTCGAACTGGAGCGTCAGAGCATAAGGAGGCGAGCATGAGCAGAGAAAAGAAGGTGATATGCTTCTTGACCGGAATCATCATGGGGATAATACTCTCCGTCGGATTCATATCACACACAGCAGACGCAAGGAGTAGAAACGTCGAGATCGCTGCGGGCCGGCTTATTGAGAGATACCCGGAGACGCATATCCTTCCGAGTGTAGCACTCGGAATCTTCATCGGGGAATCCGGTGGCGGAAATAACAACGGACGGTACTACGGAAATATGTCATCACGCATTTACGACATCGAGGATTCGACGGATCAGTTTATCGACCTCATGGGCCGGTACGGAAACGTAGACGATCAAGACACCTGGATGGGTCAGTTGTACGCCTTGCAGAGTCACGGCTACTACGGCGGGGCATCGGGTTACTACATCGGGTATGTGTCAAGTATCATCGAGCGAAACGGCTTCACGGAGTACGACGAAAAGGCAAAGAGGTACGAGATGCGGCAGAAAGCACGCGAGAAGGCCATGCGGAAGAAGAAGCGGGAAGAAAGACGCGAACAGATCCAAAGCGGCCGGTTCATGCTTGCCTATGATCCTACTCTCGCGCCATGGCAAGTGAGGACACACAGAGGAGCAGTCAAGGGCGGAACGATCCGATTGGAGTCAGAGGTTTTCCCGGAGTACGCTTGGCTCGATGTGGTCGACACCAAAAGTGGTGAGGACCGCGTGATCTACATCGGGAATCTGTCACAGGTGATGTTACATCCCGTCGTTGGTCTGGCAGAGGTTATCGAGGAGGCGGTAGGATGAAAATAGCAAGAATGGAATCGGCACTATCACAGAAACAAAAGTCCTGGGCGTATGAGAAATGGTGCGAAGGGTACACTTTATTGCAGATTGCCGATGCACTTGATGTATGCGAAAAGACGATCCGAAGAGCGATCCACGGGAGACCGAGAATAAGACCTATACTCATATACCAGGAGGAGGAGAGAGGCTAATGTTTATCACGGCAAAGACGCTCGGAGACGGGCAGAAAACAGTCATTCTGAATGCAGATTATATCAAGAGCATTGAGATGGGCGGCATCGTTCACATGATTGACAGCGTGAAAAAGTACAAGACCGGAGCCGATGCGATTCAGAGGTTGCTTGCGGAGATGTTCGCAGTTGACGAGTCGATTGGAGTCGGAACGCAACATTTCACGAGGGAGATCGCTCGCAATATAGCAAAGGAGGACGACGACGATGGGAAAAACAGGATGCAAACGGAAAGGGAAGCGGACAATATCAAGCAGGCTCACAAATCTACGACCGACAAAGCGTAATGCCTGCAAGGTGTATGTTCCGCCAGTGTGTTCGCTGAAAGACAAGTTTCCGCCTGTTTATTATCAGCATTACGGGAATTGCACGAGCAATGCGGTTCTCGGGTGTGACGATATGATCTACCACAATGACGGGGTATGGGTTCCGAGTACGACATTCACTTACTACTTGCAAAAATGCCATGAGAAACCGATGATTGACGACGGTTCAACAGTAGAGGAAGCACTGCACAAGGTGAAGAGGTACGGTGCCTGCAATGCGAAGCTATGGCCGAACGATGCGCCATGGAACGAGAAGCCATCCGATGCGGCCTATGCTGACGGATTGAAGGGTAAAGAGGTTAAAGCATGGTATGAGTTAAAGTCACTGAAACAAATGAAGCAAGCTATAGCTTCCGGTTATCCGGTTGCGGGGGCGGTTGCATGGGTGTTCAAAAGCTACGACGAAAACTTTATCATGGACACGCCGCTCCAAAAAGACGTTGACAAATGCCATGAGGGTCACGCCATCGTGTTTGTGGGGTACGACGACAACAAAAAGCTAGTCGAGTTTCGTAACTCTTGGAGTGATCAGTGGGCTAATAAGGGTTATGCTTACATGACCTATGAGACATTGAGGATGGTCGCTTGGTGGGATGACACTTATGCGGTCACGAGATGACAAGGAACGGAGGATATTCGACTATGAAAACCTATGTGAATCTAAAAAACTGGTCCTGGTCAATCGGCCGGTATCAGATAGACAAAGCTGAAGCTGACGAGGTTCTGCCGGTGCTAGAGAAAAACCAACCCATGCCGACCACGATCACAGATGACAGGAGGTATTGCAAGGACTGCGGTGGAGAGGTTGACGAGGTAGACCGGTTCTGCAGATGGTGCGGAAGGAGGTTTACATGAGAGAGATATGCGGCAAGTGGACGCTCACGAAGCGAGAAGCGGAGAACATAGTCAGACCGGAGACGCAGGCGGCAGCCATCAAGACCTTGTCCGAGACGTATCGTGACGCGAGTGTGGTCGAAGCAATCGTGAAGGAAGCCGAGACGATGTGTGCGGATTCGATAGCGGTCGAGTGGGTCAAGGTGCCGGGAACGGAGTACGATGGCCATGAGTTGTATTACAGAGCATGAGGAGGGTGAGATGACGGTTAAGGAATATCTCGGTGAGATCCGACGGCTGACGGGTGTTATCGAGGACCTGGAGAAAAGCATTGAGATCCTGCGGGATGATATCGAGAGCATCAAGGGCATTCAGTACGACAAGGACAAGGTCATGACAACGGCATCCGGTGACGCGATGGTAAACAAAGTCATCCGGTTGGAGAAGATGATGGGGAATATCGGTGACATCATGATCGAGCGCGCGAAGAAGCGGGCACAGATAACAACACAAATCACGCTCATGGCGAACAGGACTTATATGCAATTACTGTTCAAGCGGTATGTCGAGTTCAAAAAGTTCGAGCAGATCGCGATTGAGATGAATTACACTTACGAGTACGTCAGACAATTGCACGCGCAGGCTCTTGGTGAGTTTGAAAAACTTTATGAAATACCGTGATGTTCTTACACAATCTAACATTGAGATGTGTTATGATGGTATCGTGGGTTAAGAGGTCATAGGAAAAAGTCTCCTTCACAAGTGAGGGCATCCTTCGGGGTGTCCTCTTTTGATTGGTGCCGGTATGTTGAAATCGTGTGTTTACTGCGGACGCATCCATGATGCGAAAATAATCTGCCCGCAGAAGGGCAAGGCCCTAGAAAGACAGGAGCAGATCAAAAACCACGCAAGGAAAGATCGGGGTAGTAAAGAGGACCGGTTCAGACATACAGGCGATTGGAAAAAGATGCGAGAACATGTTCTTCATCGCGACAGACGGTTGTGCCTGTGTTGTTTGGCAGGCCTTGACGGAACGGAGACGAGATTCGAAACACACGATCTGTCAGTACACCACATCACACCATTGAAAGAAGATTATTCAAAGCGATTGGATGAGGGCAACCTAATAACCGTGTGCGGGTATCATCACGAAGCCTGTGAGTGCGGGAGCGTGAGCAGGGATATACAGAGGGAGCTTGTGGGAAAATCACTTGATGGGTCTTTACTGGCAGAAGCAGGGAGCAATTCGGGGTAATGGCGGGGCATTTTTAACCCCCGGCGGGTCGGTCCGGGAAATAGCGATTTCTTGGAGAC